ACTCTACAACAATAAAAGGAAATTAATATGTCTATGAAATTTGCCGGTCGTGATTTTAAAAAAAATCCTCTTAAAAGAGAGGATACTCAGATTCGTTTTGATGACCCTGAGGTTCGTGAAGATGAAGCTCCTTTTCGTGCTCAACAATGTCATAATGAAGGCAAGTGCTTAGACACTACTTCCATTGTTTCTAAGTTTCTTCGAGATGGTATTATCACACATACTCGCGATGCTTCTGCTCGTTATGTTGATGCCTCTCACTTTATTGATTTTCAAGACGCGATGACTGTTAAGGCTCGCGCTGATCAGGCTTATGAAATGCTTCCAGCTGAAATTCGGAAGCAATTTGATTCTCAGAAAGATTTTGTCAAGTTTGCTCTTGACGAAAAAAATCTTGATAAACTTCGTGAATGGGGTCTTGCTACCCCTCTTAAAACGCCTGAAACTATTCAGGCACCTGCTTCTCCGGCTCCTGTTCAAGAGCCTAAGGAAACTCCTACTAAGCCTGCGTAGCAGGCCGCACAGTTACACTACTAGATGTAACTGTGCGGACTGACACCATTTTCTTCCAAATGGTTCAGTCTTATTCTTTGTTACTCGGAAGGAGGTGATTCTGTTGCGTAGAAAACCAATGTCTAACCGTGATTCTAAAAATGTTTTTGCTAAAACTTGGGATAATGGTTATGATCGTCCCCATCCTCAACGTGGCGGGTATAGGCTTTAAATGACTTGTTTTCATCCTCTAGATGCTGTTCGTATCGTTGATAAAAATAATTTTGTACGGATCTCTTTTAATCCGATGGAGAAGCCCTTAGGGGCTTCTTTGAAATTGCCTTGTGGTCAGTGTATTGGATGCCGCCTTGAGCGTTCTAGACAGTGGGCTATACGTTGTGTACATGAAGCTTCTTTGCATGATAAAAATTGTTTTATCACTTTGACTTTTAATCCTGAGTATCTTTCTACTCGTTCTAATCCTTGGTCTTTGTGTAAACGTGATTTTCAATTATTTATGAAACGTTTTCGTAAGCGTTTTGGTTCTCGCATTCGCTTTTATCATTGCGGTGAATATGGCGAGATGTGTTCTCAATGTGATAAATCTTTGTTTCATTGTAAATGTGATACTCCTGTTAAGGTTCTCGGGCGTCCTCACTACCATGCTTGTATTTTTGGTTTTGATTTTGCTGACAAAGAGTTGTGGCGTGTTACTCCTACGGGTCATAAGTTGTATATTTCTAAGTCATTAGAAGAATTATGGACTTGTCCCAAAACTAAATTACAGATGGGTTTTTGTACTATTGGTGATGTTACTTTTGAAAGTGCTGCCTATGTGGCACGCTATATTTTAAAAAAGATTACCGGTGATGAGGATAAGGTAGACGCTCATTATTTTCGGCATGATTCTGGTGAAGTTTTACTTCCTGAATATACTACTATGTCGCGGCGCCCTGGTATTGGTCGCGACTTTATAGATAAATATCTTGATGATGTTTATCCTTCTGATTTTGTTATTTTGAATGGTAAAAAAATGCGTCCTCCTCGTTATTATGATGGTGTTTTAAAAACTGACCGCCCTTATACTTTTGATGATATTAAGTTTCGGCGTGAAGAAAATGCTAAAAAGCATGTTGACAATAATACGCCTGATAGGTTATTAGTTCGTGAAGCTGTTCAAAAGGACAGTATGAAACTTTTACCAAGAAATAAGGAGTTCTAAAAAATGTTACATCAAATGGTTGCTGTTTTTGACGTTAAGGTTGGTGCTTATGCTCGTCCCGTAGCTGTTCCTTCTGATGGCGCTGCGGTTCGTTCTTTTCAAGATGCTGTTAATGCAGGTGATAATGAATACTCAAAACATCCAGAAGATTATTCTATGTTTAATCTTGGTACTTATGACGATAGTACTGGCGAATTTATCTCTACTGCTCCTCGTCAACTTGCTCAGGCTGTTAGCTTGAAAACTGTTTCCGCTTAGTGTATAATTTTTAAATCATTAAGGGGGGGAATCCTCCCCCCCTTTTTTTCTCAGGAGTTCTTGCGATGTTTGACCAGTCTAATTTTCGTTTGCCAACAGTTATGCAGCATGATTTTTCTCATGCTCCTCAGATTGGGATTACTCGGTCTACTATTGATATGTCTTTCGGTTATCAAACCACATTTGATGCAGGTTATTTGATTCCATTTATGGCTGAGGAAGTTTTGCCGGGTGATACTTTTAATGTTAAGGCTACGATTGTAGCGCGTCTTGCTACTCCTTATTATCCATTGATGGCTAATTTGTATGTTGATACTCATTGGTTCTTTTGTCCAAATCGTTTGCTTTGGACAAACTGGGTTAAAATGATGGGTGAACAAGTTAGCCCGGGTGATAGTATTGCTTATACTACTCCCCGACAAACAATCCCTGTAGGTGGTTATACTCTCAATTCTTTGGCTGATTATTTTGGCATTCCTACTTTGATTGCTGGCATGGAAAATCCTAATGCTCTTCCTTTCCGTATGTATAATTTGACATGGAATCAGTGGTTTCGAGATGAAAATCTTCAAAACTCTGTAACTGTAGACACTGGTGATGGTCCAGATGCTAATGCTAACTATGTTTTAAAACGTCGTGGTAAACGATTTGATTATTTTACTGGTTGTTTGCCTTGGCCACAAAAAGGAACTTCTGTTACACTACCTCTGGGTACTTCCGCACCTGTTAAGGGTATTGGTATCGATTCTGGTTCCGCTGCTGTTTCTGGTACTGCTGGCACATGGGAAGCGGGTGCTACTTCTTCTACTACTTACCCGGCTCAATGGACTCAAGCCAATTCTTTGCGCTTCCGTGCTCAAACAACTGGTGTTCCTTCTGGTTCTAACGTTCCTCAAATTCATGCAGATTTAACTTCTGCTACTGGTGCTACCATCAATGATTTAATTTATTCGTTGGCAATCCAAGATTTTTTGACTATTGATGCTCGCAGCGGTACTCGTTATACAGAAATTGTTGAAGCTCATTTCGGAGTTACTTCTCCTGACGCTCGTTTGCAGCGTGTTGAATTTTTGGGTTCTTCTTCTCAGCCTTTGAGTTTTTATTCTGTTCCTAATACTTCGGATACTGCTACACGTAAGCAAGGTGCTCTAGCTGCTTATGCTCAAGGTATTTTGAACAATGAAGGTTTTACTAAATCCTTTACCGAACATGGCTGGATTATGGGTCTTGTATCGCTTCGTGCTGATCTAACTTATTCTCAAGGTCTTGCTCGTAAGTGGTCGCGGACTACTCGTTATTCTTATTACTGGCCTGCTCTTGCTCATTTAGCTGAACAACCTGTTTATAATAAGGAAATTTTCTTGCAAGGTACTGCGGGTGCTGGTGCAGATGATAACGTTTTTGGCTATCAGGAACGGTGGTCGGAATATCGTTATATTCCATCTCGTCTTACTTCTCTGATGCGTCCTGATGCTGCTGGTACTTTGGCTGCTTGGAACGTTTCTCAAGACTTTGCTACTTTGCCAACTCTTGGCAATACATTTATACAGGAAGATCCTGATATAGATCGTGCGATTCAGGTTCCTTCAGAGCCACACTTGATTTTTGACTCTTACGTCAAAGTTATTGCGGCTCGTCCTATGCCTTTGTATTCTATTCCGGGTCTTGCTAATCGGTTCTAATTTGATGCCGTCCGTTGAACGGCGGCATCTCTTTATTTCCCCCAATAGGGGGGGTGGTTCCCCCCTTTAAGGGGGGGAAGGGGCGGGTAAAATGGAAATTATTTTAAAGCGTATTTCTTGTTCAAAAATTGGTACTCACGGCGTTTTGCTTCTTGCTCAACGTCCTTTGTGTTTAACTCTTGAACTTCCTTGGAGAGATAATGAAAGATCACTTTCTTGTATTCCTGTTGGTGTTTATGATTGTGTTAAGTACGATGGCTCTCGCTTTCGCGATGTCTTTTATGTCCGAGATGTCCCCGGCCGCTCTGGTATTCTTATACATGCTGGGAACTCGTTAGATGATACATCTGGTTGTATTCTCGTTGGTCAGATATTTACTCCTACTGGTTTGTTAAATTCTCGCTTGGCAATGGCTTCTCTTAATGCTATCCTTCCAGATAGGTTCAATTTAAATATTAAGGGTTTTTAATTATGGATTCAGATTCTTT